TGTAACCTACGACAACGCTATTGATATAGAGATTGGCTACAGGTACCAGCATCCAGATGACACTCTAGGAGTTTATAGAACAGAGTCTAGGACAAAGACTGTGCCAGCATCCCGAGAATGGGCTTTTGTTTCTGACACTTTTAACCTGCCAGCAGAATTTTCTGATCTAGACTTTGTTATTGAGATTACCCAGCCAGTAGCTGATTATGAATTTGCTGTTAATGGAATTAATATTGGTCAGTGGGCAGAAGAGTTCCACGTTGTTTCTAAAGGTGTTACCCCTTCCTCATTGCCCTCAGATATTGACCTAAATTCTCTGTCAGTAGAGGCGAGCCCCTACGGATTAAACGGAGAAAGCGCCTACTATCTTGCAAGCTCTGTAGATGTCTATGCAAAAAACTCTAGCCTGCCGCTTGTCTTTGGTGCTTTTAACAGTACCGCCTTATATCCAAATCCAAGCAGCGAGCCTTCCTTAATTGTTCCAGGCTTCGGCTTTATGAATGACTCTGGACAATATCAAAACTTTACTTGTGAATTTTGGATAAAAGCCAGGGTCCACTCCTTTTCTCATAAAAGAATTTTTGGCCCCATAGCTTCTACAGATGGTTTATACATAGAAGGACCATTCTTAAAGCTAATGATTGGTGATAGTGTTGCCACTCACTTTGTTGGAGAGTGGGAACGGCCAATGCTTATTAACATTAGAGTTTCTCCTAACAATGCTAGTCTGGTTGTTAATGGAGAAGATGTTGCTTCTCTAGAGCTTATTCCAGCAAACATTACTTACGCAGCAAAGTATGACGAAAACGAAAACGATCAAGACTGGCTAGGATTTTATGCGTATGAAGAAGTACCACTAATCTATATAGATGCAGTTGGGATATATCCCTATGAGGTACCTACCATTGCATCTAAAAGAAGGTGGGTTTATGGCCAGGGTGTAGATGTCAAGAATAACCTTGAAGGTGCTAGCTCTTCTACAACTCTTACTTTTGACAATTCTTTTGCAAAATACTCTAATACTTATTCATATCCAAAACTTGGAAGATGGTCTAACGGCTTTATAGATAACCTTGTGCCAGACTCAGAGCAGCTATCGCTACCTGGTTACAGCTTACCAGAAATAGTTTTCGACAATAAAACAGAAGATCAGTGGTACTCAGATTTAGAAACATCTCAAAATGTAAGCGTTTTTGGTGATCAGCACATCTCTTTAAGACCAGATAGCGGTTGGTCTGGTACAAATGGATATATAAAATTTCCTTCTTTAAATCTTTTGACAGAAGAGACCAGGGCATTGTATGGTGCTTTCATGGTTAGGTCTTTGCCAACGACACAAGAAGTTTTAATAGATCTTGTTAACGAGACCTCTGGTAATAGATTTACTGTTTATATGGAAAATGATGTTGTCAGCTATGTAATGAGAACAAAGCAGACGGACGGATCATTTTTAGATGCCACCGTGTTCTCTGCAGGAGATCACATACCAGACGTTATCTTTAATGTGGGGTTTCATATTCAAAGGGTAATAGATTATAACGGAGGTGCTCTAGCATCCTTCTTCGGGTCCAAACAAAAGATTAAAGTTTTTGTAGCTGGCAACTCTGACCTTAATAAAACCTTTAGTGGAATTATTTTTAATCTTTCTTTTTCTACTAGTAAAAATCTTACAAAGATTGAAGACGAGTTTCTTATCAAAGGGTTCCCAACTAACTTTGCAGAAGAGTACGAAGAGGTCATTATCTATGACGGGGACACCCCATCAGAAGTGACTTGGGATCAAGACATTGACGCACAGGGTCCAGATCCAGAGCTAGAGGACATTGTTGACGCCCTAGGCCCAAATCCGTTGGTGGCAACAGATGTCTTTACTCATACAGGAAGCTACAGCTTGGTTGCTAGGAAAGAGCTTGACAACTTCGTTCTAGATATTGGAGTTGATGCTTATTGGGAAGACTACTTGCCTCTTAGTTATTTTGCAAAATACGTAAAAGCTTTAGACGGCACCAGCTACCTGGACCTTGACTTTTTACAATTTAACATAGATTACCCGCACTTAGACATATTCAGCAATGGAGACTATGACTATTCCACTTCTGCGTTTAGAACATACGTTACCTTTCAGTACATTCAAGATGGAGCTAATTCCTCTGTAAGTAATTTCACAGAAGTTCCTCTACCTATAAATGGAATCATTAGACCTACATCTAACTGGAAAACAGAAAAATATGAAATTATTGAAGACAGTGTTATATATCCACCAAGTGGAGTAGACTTCTCTTTGCTTTCTGTAAACATACATATGGAGTTTTCTGTTCCTGGAATCTTAAACAATCCATTTAAGATTAGATCCTTAAGGCTTGCATCTAGATCGCTTTCACACAGTAAAAATAATATTGGTAATAAGTTTGGTGTCGATATTTACCCTTACAAGAAAAACAAGAACTACACAGACTACAAATTTGTAGAGCCTTTTACCCTTTACAAAAACTCTGTCCCTTACTTCTATGCCGCAGGCAGCGACGGACTAAGGTTTAGGAGAAACTTCGTTGTAGATGACAATGCAGGCTTTGAGATTCCGATTAACAAGAGCAGCTCGTCGTTCTTTAAAATCGGGGCGTTGCAAATGGTTCTGCATTATCATAACGAAGAGTTCTCTGATGCCCCTATTCAGATATTTGAGGTAGAAGAAAAATCAAGAACAATTAAGTTCTATGCAAGAAGCTATCCAGACAACAACAAAAGGGCATACATTTATGCTATAGACAGCACAACTAATTCTTTAGTTTCTGGAATAACATATTCTATTAACGGTAAAATTGTAAACAGGCCTACTTTTAATCCAGAAAGATGGTTCGTTCTAGGCATCTCTTTTGATACAGCCCTAAGCTTTAACGATTACATCGGTGCTATGAGAATTACTAGTCCAATGTTTTTCAACAATATCTCTGCCCATCAAATTAGCGAGCAAGATGAGCTTGCAAGATCTGCATTTAGAAAGTGGTTCTCTGTAAACATTGTAGACGAAGTTCAGCAAGACTGGGACAACTGGGACGAGTACACTTGGCTAAACGTTCTTTATATTTCTCAAGTTAATCCTACTGCACCAGATATAGAAAAAATTTATAGACAGTTTGTAGGAACGGACAAGACCGTCATAGAGACTGGAGGTACGCTAACGTTTAATAACTACAGATATGCAGCTCTACAAAACATTAGATGGTCCAAGCAAACCCTGACTTCTGCATAATATGGTATACTTGTTACCATGAATAACAACAAACCACGCTTTCCTGGTCAAGTTGGTGACACAAAAGTGCAGGTAATTGAAGAAAACTTCTCCAACTTCGGCACATATGTATGGCATAAAGCTAACGGAAAAGCTTTTACAGACGGAGAGGGCAATGCTCTCTGTATTGAATCTATGAAGGGCGATCTTAGCAAGGTAAAAGAGCTAGAGGACGCAGCAAAATACTGGGGATGTCCAGAAGGAGCAGCTAAGTTTTATCCAAACATGCGTAAGATTTCTGAAGAAGAGCACAGTGAGCAGGTAGACAGAATGGCTCAGGGTCTTCTTCCTAACATGAATGATCTGGGTGCAGTTATTGCAGCAAAGAAAACTCTAGCAGAGCACGGAGAAGTATAATAATGTCAGAACAAGAGTGGACCCTGGGTGCCCGTATAGATGAATTGCAAAAACAAGATGACCAGTTTGCAAAGCAAGATCCCTTTAACAAAAGCTGGGAAGACCTGAAAGCTTATTCTGGACTAGAGACTAACTTTAAGCGTAAGTCAACAAGGATGGCAAAAGCTTTAAGCATGCCTCCAAACGATGCATACTTTGACAGTGCAAAAGCAAAACGAGGTGGCTCTAATGGTGCTGGATCAAAAGAGATCAATCCAGGAGAGGTCTATCGTAATGGGTACGGAATGTTTGACGTTATTACTCCGCCCTGGAATCTTTATGAGCTTGCAAACTATTACGACACGTCCTTTTCAAATCACGCAGCTATTGATGCAAAGGTTGAAAACATTGTAGGCCTAGGCTATGACTTTATGGTCTCAGAAAGCACTATGTTAAGGCTTGAAAGCAATGAAGACACAGAAGCCGTTAAGCGTGCTCGTAATAGAATCGAGCGCACAAGGATTGAACTTCGTAGCTGGCTAGAAAACTTAAACGATACAGATTCTTTTACTCATACACTTATGAAGTTTTACACTGACGTACAGGCAACAGGAAACGGATACCTAGAAATTGGCAGAACTATTAATGGAGAAATCGGATATGTCGGGCACATCCCATCAACTACAATGCGCGTGCGTAGACTGCGTGACGGGTACGTGCAAATAATTGGAAATAAGGTTGTATACTTCCGAAACTTTGGCGGTACTAATCCAAACCCAATTACCCAAGACCCAAGACCAAATGAGATCCTACACTACAAAGAGTACTCACCACTAAATACATTCTATGGAATTCCAGACATTATGTCTGCTATCTCTTCTCTGCACGGAGATCAGCTAGCATCTCAATACAACATCGACTACTTTAGCAACAAGGCAGTGCCCCGTTACGTTGTTACCCTTAAGGGTGCAAAGCTGTCTCCTGATGCAGAAGACAAGATGTTCCGTTTCCTTCAGACCAGTCTTCGTGGTCAGTCACACAGAACCTTGTACATTCCTTTACCTGGCGATACAGAAAACAACAAGGTAGAGTTCAACATGCAGCCAATTGAGAATGGCGTCCAAGAAGCATCTTTTAACGAATACCGAGTTCGTAATAGGGATGACATTCTTGTAGCTCACCAAGTGCCTCTTTCTAAAATTGGCGGTTCGGACTCTTCCTCTATTGCATCAGCACTAGCACAAGACCGTACATTTAAAGAGCAGGTAGCAAGACCAGCACAGGCTAATCTTGCTAAAATGATTAACAAGATCGTTAAAGAAAAGACAGACATTCTTGAGTACAAGTTTAATGAGCTAACTCTTACAGATGAGATAGCACAGTCTCAGATTCTAGAGCGTTATGTAAAAACACAGGTTATGACGCCAAATGAGGCAAGGCAAGATCTCGGTCTACCACAAAGACCAGATGGAGATTCTCCATTCGTAATGTCTTCTAGGCAGATGTCTGATGCTAGGGCAAACCTAGCAGGGAACAGGCAGCGAGACTCTGAGAGGGCAAACGAACAGTCTGATGGGCCTGCAACACTAGATGGAAGAAACGCACAGGGCGAAGGCCGATCTTCTCAATAAATTACATTTTTTTAACATTTTATAAAAAAGCCTATATAATAGAGAAAGTATGACTATGTTTAAAGCCCATTGGGATACAGAAGGCGACAGCGTTCGCCTTTCAATGCCGTTCGCAAAAGTTGACGAACAGAAGCGAATTGTATCTGGTTTTGCTACCCTAGACAATGTTGACAAACAAAATGACATAGTTACTACCGATGCTTCCTTAGAAGCTTTCTCTAGTTTTCGCGGCAACATTCGTGAAATGCACCAGCCCTCAGCAGTAGGGAAAATGGTCTCCTTCAAAGAGGATAAGTATTTCGATCCCGAGACCAAAAAATTCTATAGTGGTGTTTATGTTTCCGCGTACATTTCCAAGGGATCTCAGAATACTTGGGAAAAAGTTCTAGATGGAACATACACAGGTTTTTCTATTGGTGGCAAGATGCTTAAGTGGGACGACGCTTATGACGAAAAGAACGATATGCAGGTTCGTGTTATTAAGCAGTACGACCTTGTAGAGCTTTCTCTTGTTGACTCCCCCGCAAATCAGTTTGCTAATATTCTGTCTATTCAGAAGTCTGAAGATGGAGACACCATTACTGGTGATGGCATTGTAGAATTAGAAAATGTTTTCTGGGACTCAGACTCTGGACTTGTCATACTGTCCGAGAACGAGTCTGAGAATCACCCTGTATCTGGGGGGTCAATGCAAAATATTGGTTTTGTAGAGAAATCAGATAGTGAAAAAACAGAAATGATGAAATTCTTAGTTGATAGTGCTAAAGGCATTAACACTTCTAAGATAGCAAAGGAGGTAAGTCCTATGACTGACGCAACAGAAGAACTCGTAGAGAAGTCTGACGAGGTCGTTGAAGAAGTAGAGGTCGCTCCAGAGGCAGAAGCCGAAGCTGAAGAGGTAGCTGTTGTCGAAGAGGAAGCAGAGAAATCTGATTCCGCTGAAGACATTGAAAAGGCTGCTGATGAGGATGAGGCTGCAGTTGAAGAAGATGCAACTTCGGAGGAGGCTTCAGAAGAAGCTTCTGAGGAAGATGTTGAAAAGTCTGATGTTGCTGAAACAGTAACAGAGATGAAGAACACTATTGCATCCGCCTTTAGCGATCTAGCAGAAACCGTAAAAGCTCTACACGAGCAGGTTAATGCACTCAACAAGTCAATTACTGGTGTTTCCGATGAGCTTGCAGCAACCAAAGAAGAGGTAGCAAAAGCTAAGGGCCAGTTTGATGAGTTTGGAAAGCGTGTTGACGCTGTAGAAAGTGACACAGCTTTTCGCAAGTCTGGCGATCTAGGCGAGATCGTGCAGGATGAGCCTGAAATGGTTCAAAAATCCCTATGGGGCGGTCGTTTCCTCAAAACAGCCGACTTATTTAACTAACATAAAAATCACTTTAGGAGGTGACAAAATGTCGGAAGAGATCATTAAGAACTATCCAGCAAGCGGTGACTCAGAAAACCCAGTTAACTCTGAAGGAGCCTTCGCTTCTGGCGGTATTGGTGGTGTTTCCAGCCCAGGTGCTGACACACTAGGCAACACTGCAACAGCCGAATTTGGCGTAACAACTGGTCCCAACGCAGTAAACCCCTCGGGTGATGCTGCTAGCGGAATCCTTCGTCCAGAACAGGCACAGCGTTTTATCGACTATGTCTGGGATGGAACTGTTCTCGCCAAAGACGGTCGTCGCGTTACCATGCGTGCAAACACCATGGAACTCGAAAAAGTCAACGTTGGAGAGCGCGTTATTCGTGCTGCTAACCAAGGTGATGCAACATTCACCAACGCAGGGGCAACCTTCAGTAAGGTAGAACTTACTACAAAGAAGATTCGCCTCGACTGGGAGGTCTCAGCTGAAGCACTTGAAGACAATGTCGAAGGTGCCGGGCTTGAGGACCACCTAGTACGTCTCATGACCAATGCATTTGCTAATGACATTGAGGACCTAGCCATTAATGGTGACGGTTCTACTGGTAACTTCCTTTCCATTATGGAAGGGTTCCACCACCACGAGACAACAAACGGCGACGCACACGAGTACGCTGCTACAGTGACAGACAACGCATTCACACCTGAAATTCTTCAGGGTGTAATCAACGCTCTGCCACGTAAGTACCGCGCTCTAAAGAGTGGCCTGAAGTTCTACGCTGGTACAGATGCATTCCAGGGTATTGTCAAGGAGAACGGCACCAACGGTTCCAACATTTGGACCGAGCAGTACCGTAACGCCTACCTTGCTGGAACAGACCAGATCATTGGTGAAGCTCGCTCCACCCGTGTTCTCGGTATTCCAGTCATGGAGGTTCCTTACTACCCAGATGGTTTTGTAGACCTTACATTCCCATCTAACCGTATCTGGGGCTTCCAGCGCGACATCACAGTAAACCGTGAGTATGTTGCAAAGAAGGACACTGTTGAGTACACCGTATTCGTACGATTTGGTATTCAGTGGGAAGAAGAAGACGCTATTGCATTCGTAGATGCAGCAGCGGACGGAAGCTAGTCCTTTCTAAAAACCCAAAAGAGGGTAGAGGCTGAAAAGTCTCTACCCTCTTTTTATTCTGTTATAATATTAAGTAGGAGGCAAACGAAATGTCAGATATGAAAGAAAAGATGAAGGGCGCACCAGAGACGGCAGACAACAATGTCATTTCTTCTAGCGGTGCAAATCGTAAAGGCGGCAAGAAAAAATCTGCACTTATTACAAACGAAGGCGGAGCCTTGGTTTCAGGTAAGGCAGAGCTAAACAAGAAAGCAACTGTTACAGAAAAGAAGCCAGAAGGCGTTGCGCTATACTCTACAAAGAATGTTTCTTGGCAGGGTGTAGGTAGTCTTAAAAAGGGGTACAACATTGTTTCTGAACAAGAAGCGTCAAAATGGAAAACCCGCAATCACGTAAGACCAGCAACACCTGAAGAGGTAGCAGCCGCTTACGGAAAGTAGAATACGATGGAATTGCTAAGGGTACCATCCCTAGAAACAGAAGCAGAGCTTGATGTAACTGATGCATCTACTTCTTATGATTACACGATCACAGATTTGCAAGATAGATCAACAACAACTGGCTCTGTAGACTCAGATAGCGATTCCAAGGTAACAATTACATTACCCTCTACTTACGATGGGTCATATGTTGTAAGGGTAGACGGCACAGATCACTATGTTGATGTTGTTAGGCCATATGTAGATCCAACTACTCAGGGAGTAACTCAAACAGAAATTGATGCATATGCTGCTAACGAAGAGTTAGCTAGAGCAATCATAGATTCTGTCATTCCAGAAGGCTTTTACTACAAGAAAAAGTTTATTGAAACAACTGGAATGGGCGCAGACTACATTCCGCTTTGGACGAATGCTACACAGGTTCTTAAGCTGTACGAGAACAATGTTTTGATGTACGACTGTGATAATCCAGACGACTACTCAACAAGCTATAGCATTACAAATGACCTTACTGCAATTATTGAAGACTACTCTAAAGGTATTAATAGGCTGGAAGCAGCAGCTCTTATTATGCCAACGGGGGCAACAGATCTTCTAAACACACAGCTTGTATATAGAGGATTTCCCAATACATTTGACTACAAGATTCTTCTATCAACGGGGTATAACAAGATTCCCGCAGACATTGTTAGGGCAGCCAAACTGCTGGTAGACGACATTGACTGTGGAAAACTAGACTATGCTGAAAGGTACATGAAGTCTTACTCCACAGATCAGTTTAAGATCGGATTTGATGATAGGGTCTTTGAGGGAACAGGAAATCTAATAGTTGACAAGATTTTGTCTAAGTATGCAAAATCTATTAGAACACTCGGAGTGTTGTAGTGAGTTGCAATACACCAGGGGCAATGTACCCACTTAAGGCAGACATATACTACCCAGCAGTTTCGCAAAGTCCTTTTGGCGAGGTAACTAAAGTCTGGACAAAAGATAGAACCTTAGTTTGCAACCTATCTTCTGCAGGCTCAAGGTTTAGCGAGCAGCTTGACCCCAATGTAGACATATCTATTGAGGACATGCTAATTGGTAGGTTTAAGGAAGACATCAGAATTTCCAGTGATGACGAGGGGCTGTCCCTGACCAATATTGCTGTAACAGATATTAAAGACAGAAACAGCAACAATATCTATATTGAAACTTCTGGAGAAAGAGAAGATCTTTCTACAATCTTTGAGGTTGCCACAGTAACCCCTCAGCTAGGACCATTTGGAACTGTAGATTATTACAGGGTAATCCTTAGACGATCAGAGAATCAGGGGTTCGACGTATGATTAATGCTAACTTTGAGACCACAAGATTTATGAAAGATATGGGCTCCATCGTAAACTATGCAGTCGGATTCCTTGACGGAGCAAAAGCTGGCAGGAAAGAGCTTTTAGAAACTATTGGTAAGAACACGGTAGAAGTTCTTAATGAATTTATTGACTCAAATGCAAGAGCAAACCCAGACACGTTGCATCACATTTACGAGTGGTATCAGTCTGGTAGCCCAGCAGCTAGATTGTTTGATTTAGACTATACAACTTACGGGGGTGGACTAACCTTCAATTCTACTTTTAGACAGTCCACAAGCCTTTCTCGTGGCTCTAGGACACCTTTCTATGACAAGGCAAGGATTATGGAAGAGGGAATTCCTGTAAGGATTAAACCAGTTTCTGCTAAGGTTTTGAGGTTCGAAGACGACGGGCAAGAAATTTTTACAAAAGGTCCTGTCATTGTAAAAAATCCTGGTGGTCAAGAAACTGAGGGTGGACTAAAAAGAATTATTGATACATTCTTCAGAAGTTATTTTTCTCAAGCTTTTTTACAGTCTAGTGGATTAGCTAGACACTTAGGAAGTCCTGTAGACTTTAAGAAAAGGCTACCAAGAGCTAAGCGTGGGGGAAGGTCTCAAGGCTTTGATGTTGGATACAGATGGATTGCAGCTAGAGGGGTGGCATAATGGCGACAGATTATCCTCCAGTATTTGTTAATGGCTATTTAGCAGAAAAGGTTCCTGAAGAACTTTCTGACTATTTTAGCGGTAGCCTTAAATTCTTTCCCACGCAACCAACAAGCATAGAAGATCTGACAGAGCAGTTTCCAGATGTAGCAGATGAGGTTTTTGCGGTATATGACAGAATGTTTAGACTCCGTCGCCAACCATTCCCACACATTCGTACAGAACAGATCCTTTACTATTTTTACAAGACTGCTGGAGGAATAGATGCTCTAGTTGAAACAATACAGAAAGTTCAAGACTTTTTAGATAATGGAAATGAGTCAGCTGAGGATATTAATGAGTGGATCAGACTAAAACAACTAAGCAGTCCAGGAGATGCAGTAAATGGACACGACACTGTTCGGTTTGGCTCAGGGGCAGCAGCCAGAGATTTCTATATGCCTTACTTCCACGAGTTTAAAATTTATCAACTAGAAGAAGCAAGGGACATTATTGATTTCGGAACAGCTAGAACATATGCTGGCAATAAAGTAATCATTGAGTACACTTGGCACAAAAGCGGTCCAGCTTAATATTTTAATAAACGTCTGTTATACTTTATATTGAGGAAACGCGCCTACTAATTTCTTTAGAAAGAAGAGGTGAAAAAAATGGCATATACACGTGGTTCGAACGCCAACATTATTGTTGGTG